CGCGCCCTCCATGATCGCGTCGTCGGCTTCCTCCGCTGACTTGCCGCGGATCACCGCCAGCGGCGAGCTCAGGTCGAGGTCGTCAGGTCCGGTGCGCTTGAAGATCAGGTAGGTCGGCATTCGTCTTCTCCTATGTCGGGGGTGCCTCTAGGTAGCGGGGCGTCACGAACAGCCTCGAGCGGAGGTCGTCAATCCCAGCGTCCGAGTCGGGATTGCGCGACGCCTTCACGACGATGCGGCTGACCCGTTTCTCAGGCCCGGCCGGCGGGACCATGAGGAAGTCGCCCTCGTAGGGAGGGATGCCCCAGGTGACGCCGCTGGTGTCCTGCCGCCGGATGCGGTCACTGTCCAGCTCCAACATCCGGCCCGCGTTGATCGAGCGGTCGATGACGGGAACCCAGGCTTCAAAGGAGTCGTAGAAGCGGGTCTCCGCCAGCGCTGAGTTCTTTTCGTCGCTGAGCCCGACCAGTCCTTCTTTCAGGGCGCCGGTCGAATTGAGCGCCGTGTCGACGCCTGACCGCTTCTGCTTGCCGTTGACCCCGACCCTCCATTCGCCGTTCGCCAGGACGATGAGTTCGAGCGTGACTTGAACCGAGGTGCCGTTGAGCGCGGCGGCGAGCGCCCCCCAGGAGCCTCCCGTTTCTTCGATCGGAGCGGAGACCACGGAGACCACGCCGGCGACCTTCTTCAGCAGCATCCCGTACCAGAGGTTTTCCTGAATCAGCGGTCCTACGTGGTAGGTGTAGACCCCGCCCCGGTAGAAGTAGAAGCAGAGCCAGTTGTTCGTGTCGACGTAGCGCGCCATGATGCCCAGCCGCGCCAGGCTGGAACCGATTTCGTCGGCGGGGTTGGTCGAGCCGACCAGGGCCTTGACGGCGATGTCGGTGAATTTGGTCGTGCCCAGGGTCTCGTAGCGCGGCACGTTGGAGGCATCGCTGAGCGCCGTGCGAGTGGCGCGGTGGTTGGTCGGGTCGTACTGGAAGTCGTCAACGTCACCGGCGCCCGCCCAGACGCCACCGATCCCGGCGGTCTTGCCCGCGAGGTTGCCGCCGACTACCCCGTCGAAGGCGTCGAAGGCGCTGATTTGCGCGGGTCGCGAGACCTGACTGGACGCCCGCGCTTCACCCGATCCCTCGTCGGTGGGAATCAGCATCAGCCAGTCCACGTAGAGGTCGTCGCCGGAGACCGTGGACTTGCCCAGAATGCGACCCTCCCAGCGCGGCGTCGTCCCGGCCGGTGGCTGGTTGATCGTGACGATCCCCATGTCCTCGATCGTGAAGATCCCCTCGCGTTCTTCGACTGCCCAGATCAGGTCGTCGTTGTCGGTGGTGTTCACGAAGTCGCCTTCGGTCCAGGTGAACCGCGCCGTGACCTGGCCGGTGTTGGTCGTCGGCCGGAAGAAGCGGCCCAGCACCCGGTAGCTGCCCACGTGGGCGAGGTGGTTGCCGCCGCCGCTCGCCTGCGTGGACAGCACCCCTTGGAAGGCGTTGACCAGGCTGCCTTGCAGGACCGTGTTACTGCCCGCGCCGCTGGCGCCGGTGAGTACGGCGGTGGCCGCTGAGCCGAGCGGCGTGCGGCTCTCCGCCTCGTAGAAGAGAGCAGCGTCGACTGAGGCTGAGTAGTTCTGCTGTTGAAGCCCCCACCACGCCGCGAGCTGCGCCTGGCCGGTGAGGTCTTCGACCTGAAGCCGGCCAAGCGCCAACATCTCGCCGGGCACGTTTTCAGCGAGGAACTGCTGGACCGGCAAGCTGGTCTCGTCGAAGTTGCCGCCGATCTGCACCTCCGGGCCGCGGCCTCCGGGAAGCGCCTCGAAGCCCAGCCCCACCTCCGCCCGCTTCATGCCGATGGCGATGTCCTGCGGCGCGTCGGCGAGTTCGGCCACGCGCAGGTCGAAGGTGATCGGGGAGAAGCCCGGAGCGATCCGCCGCAGGGTGCCGCGCTTCGTCCGCTTGATCCGGTCAAGGCGCTCGGTCACGTCGCGGTAGATGCGCGAGAAGCGCGTGCCGTCAGGCGCGGGCCTGCTCGAGGTCGAGTTGTTGAGCGCGCCGGTCCAGTCACAGCCCGGCGTGTTCCCGTCGAAGTAGGGCGTCACCGCTTTGCCGCGCTCGACCTGCAAGCTGTCCACTTCAAGGTCAACGGTGTCGTTGGCGACGGTGCTGGTGAACTGGAAGATCACCTGCACGAAGGAGCAGTTGGCAGGCGCCAGCCGTTCAGGGAGGAGGATGCGCGTCTGCCCGGTGCCGCTGAAGACCGCGCTCGCGGCGGAAGTGGAGATCAGCGCCGCAGCTTCCGTGTAGTAGTTGACGTAGATCGTGCAGCCGCCGGCGGGGGCGTCGGTGACGTTGACCGGCACGGAGATCGAGATGTATTCGCCCGCCAGCACTGATTTTTTCGGCGTGTTGATCGTGAGGACAGCGGCGCGCTGCGTGGCGGTGTTGTCCTTTTTCGCCGTCAGGCGGATCGCGTAGTCGCCGCCGTCGCCGTAGAAGCCCGAGGCCACCCGGCTCATCGCGCTTTCGGTCCAGGAGGTAGCCGAGTAGGCGTAGCCGGTGGTGTCCACCTCCGCGCTCGGGTTGGGCACAAGGTTGACGGCGGCCGGATCCTCGGGCTCGAACAGGCGCAGGCGCGCGCCGATCATGCGGTTGCCGTACTTGCTGGTGACCACGACATCGCCTTCGGTGTCGACCGACCCCGCTCGCGTCACTTCGGGTTTCGGCGCGGGGTACTCGTGGCTGAGCAGGTAGATCCCCCAGCTCGGGTCGGTCCCTACGAGGTCGAGCGGCTGAAGGGTCGGGTCCTCTCCTACCGGGTCGAGGGTGACTCGCTCTGCCGGTGCCGGACTCATCGCCGCCTCCTTCCTTGTGACATGACGGCCCGGCGACCTGGCGCGCTGGGCGTTTCCTGAGAGAGGCCGATCCTACGGCCAGCTTTCGTCAGCCGCTCCTCGACCTGGACGTCGATCAACTGCTCCAACACGCCCTCCCGACCGCGAATGTTCACGTGGGTCTCGCTCAGCGGCCCGGCCTCGGCGGGCACCACGGTCTCGTCTTTGTGGCCGTAGTAGAAGCCGTCTGCAGGGAGGGTGCCGCCGGTCTTGTAGGCGCCGAGGTAGCTGGCCAGTACCGGCGCCTGCGCGTCTTTGACCAGGGCTTCGCGCTTGAGCCGGAGGTTTTCTTCCTCAAGGAGCTGTTCGCGTTCGCCATCGTCTTCGCTGCCCCCGCCACCGCCGCCTACGGTGAGTTGGGAGACCTTCAGGTCGAGTTCCTGAATGGCGCCCTGCGTGTCGAAGATCGAGCCGCCGAAGATCCCCGCGACACGTTTGCCCGGCAGCGGTTTCATCGGCGAGTGCTGGTCGGGCCAGTGCGTGCCCTGTATGCCGATCAGCATGTCCTCGATCGAGCCGGTCCCGGCCATCGGCACGGTCGGCGGTTCAATCGGATCTTTGCGGCCACCGTAGAACGCCTCCCGTCCTTCGCCGAGGACTTTCCTCACTTCGCGGTCGCGGAAGCGGAGCATCGGCAGGCGCGAGCGTTCCTGGTGGTCCTTCTTGATCTCGTCCTTGATCCATTTCGGGAAGTCGTCTTTGGGGTGGTCGCGCTTCCACTTCTCGCGGTCCTTGCCGACCTTCTCGGTGAAGGCGTTGATCGTGTCCATCTCACGGTCGATGCCGCGCACGTCCTTTTCCCAGGCCGACTCAAGCCGGGTCGCCGTGCCCTCGCCGGCGAGGGTGACGTTGCGCCAGTTGGCGAGTACGTCCAGCACCCGTTCGTAGGCGGGGCGCTCCTGCTGGTCGACGTAAGCCTGGAGTTCGGCGTTGTACTTCTTTTCGCCCGCTTCCCCTTCTTCGGTCGGCTGCTGTGGCTCGAGCGCGACCACCTGCTGAGCGAACTGGTCGGCGATCGTGTAGGCGCGTTCCCCTTCTTCCATCTTGCGCTCAGCGCCGGTGATCTTGCCGAGTTTGCGCCCGAGCCGTTTCAGTTCTTTCTTCTGCGCCACCTTGCGCCGCAGCTTTGCCTTTTCGTGGCGGAGCTGTTTCAGCCAGTTTTCAATCGCGGCGATGTTCTTCGTCAACGCTGCCGCCACCTTCGGCTTGTCCTTGGCCGCCTTCAGGGCGTGGCGATAGCGCCCGAGGGCAGCTTGCCATTTGCCGAGTTCCTTGTTGACGCCGTGCAGGGTCTTCGGCATCGAGGGGAAGTCGAGCGTGCCGGTGCGAGCGCCGTGGAAGACGGCGGGCACGTCTTCCGCTGCCGCGCTCGCCGCGCCGCTGGACGACGACACCTTGACCACGGCGGTGCCCGGCATCCCGATTGCGTTGGCGGTCTCGTACCAGAGGTCGATCGCGCGGTTGTGCCCTCCCACGTCATCGCCGCCCGAACCGATGTCGAGCTTTTCAGCGACCACCGACTTGCCGCCGTAGCCGATTTTCAGCTTGGCGTGCATGGGCAGCCCACCGAGGGCCTTGCCCATCGCAAGCTCGGCGAAGGACATGGTGCCCGGCAGCGACACGCCAGCCGCCCCTACGGTGCCGCTCACGTGGTCAGTCGGCCCGCCGTAGTAGGAGGCGCCCACAAGCTCCCCGGCTTTCGTGGGCGCTGGCCCGCCCACCGACATCGGCACCGGCACGAACCCGCCTCGGGCGAAGCCCTTGGCTGGCTTCTGTCCCTTGCCGCGCCGGGGTGAGGTCGGCAGGTCTTCGCCGGCCAGGTCGACGTGCCGTTCGGTGAAGCCCGGCCGGTAGGTGTACCCGTTGATCCAGCCGAAGCCGCCGCCGGGGTTCTCCCCCGACGTGCCGATCGCGCGGTTGCCCAGCACCGAGTAGACGTGTTCGCCGTTGGCGAGGATCGACACTTTCCCCTTGCCCGGTTCGCCGAAGCTCTCGAAGCCGCTCGACACCATCGGGCTCAGTTCTTTCCAGCCCGCGCCGTAGAAAAGCTGAGTGGTGCCGCCCGAGCAGTCCCAGGGCCCGTCGTGGCTCGGCGTGCTGCCGTGACCGCCGCCCCAGAGGTAGGGCTGTTTGAGCCCGTCCATGCGGTTGCCCTCGTCGTTGAGCGCCTTGAACGTCTTGTCGCCCCCCGCTTTGCGGAGGAAGGCTTTCGCCGCCTCGGTCACCCGGTGGATGGCGTGCTGCCCGGCTTCCTGCATCGGGTCCGGCCCGCTCAGGCGCGGTTCCACGATGCCGCCGCGCGCCATGTAGTGCGGCCGGTTCTGGCGGTTGAAGAAGCTGGACAGCTCGCGGTCGCCGTAGACGCTCTGCACCGCGAAGTCGAGGTCGGCCCGCTGGTGCTGAGTGATGAAGGCGATGTCCTCGCCCGGCGCGGCGACGACCGGGGTGCCCATGACGTTGAGCGGCACCGTGTCCTTCGTGCCGGTGCCGGGGATGGTGAGCAGCCCGCCGCGAGCCTTCTTCTGCCCGGCCGGCGTGCCCAGCCCGAAGTTCACCTGCTTCACCCCGAGGCCGGTCAGGGCGGTGTTGGTCGACGTTTCGACCTGTTCAAACCCGGTCTTGGTTTCGCGGGCGAAGTCTTTGACGTCGCCCGAGGCTCGCGTCATCTGCCGGTTGGTTTCCTGGCGGAACGGGAGCAGGCTGGCTTTCACTTTCGAGTAGGAGGTGCGGACTCGGCCGGTGCCCTTTTCGTTGGCGTTGGCGAAGCCGAACACCGCTTTGGACATTTCCTGGTAATGGCCCTTGATCGTCTTGCCCTGCGACTGGACCGAGTTCACAAGTTTGAGTTGCGAGCGCGAGGCGTTTTCCAGGCTTTTGGCGAACTTCGGCCCGATCAGTTTGTTGGCGTCGGAGAGGATTTCGTTTTTCCGCTTTTCCGCCTTGGAGAGCGCGTCGGAGTTGCGGCGCGCTTCTTTCATCCACTTGATGCGTTCCTGTTCGGAGGAGCCGTTTTCGGCCATCGACTTCGCCTGCTTGCGAAGCTGCTCGCGCTCGTCCTTGAGGACGTTGATCCGGTGCCGGGCTTCGAGCGCCGAGGTCCGCAGAATCGGCATCTGGATCTTGCGTTCGTAGCCCTGTAGCCGTTCGGCCTTCCGCACCTCGTCTGACGCCTGCGCGTTCTTGTGCTTGGCGCGGGCCAGTTCCAGTTCGGCCCGCAGCACCGGCATCGTGTTCGCCTTGTGATTCTTCAGCACCGTGTTAAGCCGCTGTTCGGCCGACTTCACGTTGTCGGTGGCGCGCTCCTGGCGCTGCTTGGCCTGGTGGAGGTTGCGGTTGGAGGAGGCGAGGCCGCGCGCCGCTTCACCCTCTCGGTGCATCGACTCGGCGAGGCCCTTGGAGGACTGCTGCAAGCGCTTCTGCAGGGGGGTGATCTTCTTCTCGGAGTCGAACAGCCCGGCGATCATCGGCCCGAGGAAGGAGCCAGCGCCGCCGCCGATCAGCGCGCCCGCGATCGTCCCCGCGCCGGGGATGACGGAGCCGAGGATGCCGCCGATCAGCGCGCCGCCCGCCATGCCGCCGGTCTTCTCGAGCGCGCCCTTGGAGTCGCCGCTGATAACCGAGCTCAGGATGTTGACGACACCCGCGCCGGCGGCAGCCCACGGCGCGAACTTCAGCAGTCCCGACATCACTCCCCCGGCCATGTCGCTGCCGACCATGTTGAGCGCGGCGATCCGCTCGCCTTTCATCGACATGGCAGCGGCCACCTCGCCGACCAGGTTGGTCCCGGCAAGCACCTTGAACCCTTTGACGATCCCGCCGACCATCGTGGCGAAGGCACCACCGATGCGGAGGATTGGACCCATCGCCGCGCCGAAGACGAGCAGCTTGATCGTGGTGCTCTGCACCCCCTCGGGGAGGCCGGTGAAGCCTTTGACCAGGCCGCTGACGGTCCCGGCGACTTCCTTCATCACCGGGATCAGCTTGTTCCCGAGGTTGATTGCCAGAACCGAGGCTTCGGCCTTCAACTGGTTCCACTGGTAGGCGGTGGACTTCGACTGCTCCTTCAGCACCCTGGCGGTGGCGCCGCTGTCGTTGGCGAACCCGCGCAGGTCTTTCGCCGCGGACTTCGACGCCGAGCCGGTCAGCCCGAAGACGGCACGCATGGCGCGCACGTTGGGGAACAGTTCGCCGATCGCTTCCTTGTTGCCGTGGACGGCCCTGGTGACTAGCTGGATCGCCCCCTGGAAGCCCTTCTGTTTGACGAGCTGTAGGGAGGTTTCGTAGCCGAGTTCTTTCAGCACGCCCTTCATCGCCTTGCTCGGCTTGATGAAGGCGGTGAGCGCGGCGTTGATGTTCGTGACGGCGTTGGATCCCGACTGGCCCTGCTTGGTCAGGGTGGAGATCGACGCGCCGACCTGCTTGAGGTCGACGCCCATCGTGTTCGCGGCCGGGAGGACGTAGCCGATGGTGGAGGCGAGTTCGTCGAAGGTGACGACGCCGAGGTTGACCGTCTGGAACAGGTCGTCGCTGATCTGCTTGGCATCGCTGGCAGGCCGGTGGTAAGCGTTCAGGGCGGCAGCGACGGCCTTGGTCGATACCTCCGTGGTGGTCAGCCCTGCGGTGGCCGCACGCGCGCTCGCATTGAGGATCTGGATGGACTCGTTGGCATCGAAGCCGGAGGAGACCAGGTCGTACAGCCCTTCGGCGAGGGTTTTGGGCGCCTGAGCGGTCGGCCCGGCCATCGCCAAGACCTCGCGGTTCAGCTTCTTGAAGGCGGGTTCGGGAAGCTGCGCGATCGAGTTGACGTTGCGCATCGACTTCTCGAAGTCGACGGCCATCTTGCCGGTGACCGCGCCGATCGCGAGGACCGGCAGGGTGATCCCCTTCGTCACCTTTTTGCCAGCCGCCGTAGCGGTGGCGCCCGCGTTGGACCACTTCTGCGCGGTCGAGGTGGCTGCCTTACCACTGGCGGCACTGGCGCCCGCTGCCGCCGCCCCCATCTCGCGGGAGGACGCGGCGACACGACCCTGCGCGGCGACGGCCTCCTTGTCGCTGGTGGTGATGATGTTGATTACGAACTGCTCAGCGGGCAAGGCAGCGCCCCTCTCCTACTACTCGACGGGTAGATCCTCCACCCACGAAGGCGCTGCCTCGCCCTCGCGGTTCTCAACGACAGGGATGCGCTGGCGCTCGGGCAATTCTTCCTCGCGCTGAACCTCCCTCTGTGCAAGCTGGCTCAAGAGCAGCCCTTCGACTTCCCAGGGCGCCAGCTCGTACCGCGCCTGCTCAGCCGTGACCCCGACCCTGTTGAGGAAGACCAGCGCCTCCCCCGTAGTGAGCTTGATCGACTCCTTGTCTTCACCGCGCTCGACCTCCCATGCGATTGCATCGAGGTCCGGCCGGCGAAGGTAGTTCGTCCATAGCTCGGGGTCGAATAGCGGCTGCCCTACGTAGGGCGGGCCGCTTGGATGATCCTCTGGACGGTGTGCTGGATCTGCGCGCGAGTCACGTCGCCGGTCACGTAGCCGGGTCGCGCCGGACGCGGCGGGTCGGCGGTCTCGTCGCCAACGTCACCGATCAGCAGTTCGCTCGGCTTCAGGTCGACCTTCGTGTCGCCAGCCGGACGCGGCAACGGCTCGAGGATGACGTCGAGTTGCGCGACTTCGGATTCCGCCAAGTCGATCGGCTTGGAGTCCGGGTTGGCTTCCACCTGGCGGCAGCCCGCATCAGCTCGTTCAACTCTTCCTCGATGTCGATAGTCACCGGCTTCATCCTGAATTCGGTGAGCTCGTCGCCCTGGCCAAGTTCGACCTTGACGCCGGGATCGCGCGAGGGGAGCTTGATTCGTTGACTCATTCGTTCTCCTTCGTAGGGCGGGCGAGGAAGATCCCCGCCCGCCAGGTTGCTTATTCCGTGTAGCTTTTCGTGTCGTTGACGAGGACCGCCGTGAAGTCCGCTTTACCGGCTTCCGACGCCCCGGCCTGCCAGTCGTAGTTCGCCTCGTGGCGGGCCTGCTGCTTCAGGGTCTCCGGGCCGCCGCCGGTGAACTGCGCGCCGGTGGTTTCGATCCAGAGCCCGTAGGGGTAGGTGCCGCCTTCGACGCCGACAATGGCCTGCTCCGACTGGAACTGGAAGATGATCGAGAAGACCGCAGCTTCGATCAGCGCGTCCCAGTCAACCGGGTCGAAGTCACGCCGGGAGAGCGAACCCTGAAGCCGCAGGAAGCCCTCCGGGGAGTTGGCCCGCTCGGTCGCCTGCGGCCAGCCGCTCATCGAGCCGAGCGTCCGCACCGCCTCCAACGACTGCTCCATCGAGAAGTCGATCGAGTTGAGCAGCGCGGTCGCCGCCAGCGAGGGCGTCGTGACTTTGACGTTCCGGCGACGGAAGGGGAGGACGGTGAGCGCGTCGCCTTTGGGCGTTTCGGCGGGGTCCACCGTGAGCCGCGACAGGTAGTTCGCCATCAGGGCGGCGGTGGCTTTCACGCCATCGTCGGCCAGGGCGAAGGCGAGGCTGTTGCAGGCCACCCCGCGCGCCTTGATCCATTTGTCGAAGTAGGCGGTCGTGATCCGCGCCGTACGCGGCGTGGCGCCTGACTTCTTCGTGAAGGTGTGCCTGAAGGCTTTTTTCGGGATCGGGGTCGTGGCGGGGTCTTTGACCGCTACCCCGTCACCTTCGACCGTGGTGACTTCGCCGAAGAGGAGGTAGAGCAGGACGCCGAGGTAGTTGGCGTAGCCGCGCATGACCGCCGAGCCGGTGGGTGCGTAGTCGTTCTTGGCACCGATCACGCGGCCGTCAATGGCGCGGATCTCATCGGAGCGGTCGAGCAGGGTCGGGTTCGGCACAAAGCCGATCTCCGTGGCGGGGACGAAGAATTTCGCGGTGCCGACTTCGCCTTCGCTGTTCTCGTTGCCGACTTTTTTCTCGATCTGGATTAGCCCATACCGTTCACTTGCCACGAAACTTCCTCCTCCTTAGACGCTTTCCTCGATCTCAACCGAGCATTTGCACGTATGGATCAGGAGCGCCTGACCCGATTCGGGGGACATGATGGCGGTCTCGCCCGACGACATCGCCGAATCGACCGCCAGGGTGCCCAGCGATTTTTCTGCCTCTAGTGCCGCCACAACGGTGGGCACCAGCTTGTCCATTCGTTCCTGCGCCCGCTCCTCATCGCCGATGAGATCGACCCAGACTCGTACGTCGAAGTTGAAGATCCAGACGCGCCCGCCGATCGGGTCGCGCACCGGCACCCCCTGGACCTGCGGGGTCTCGAGGCCGGCTCGCCGGTAGCCGGAGAACATCATGGTCAGCAGCGGCGTGGTCGGCGCCTCCAACGGCTCGTAGGTGAGCACGCGCTGGATGGTGTCGGCGTCGTCTTTGTCGACCAGCGGCGTCCAGACGTCGCTCAATCCCTGCTTGACTTCGGCGATTCGCTCGGGGAGAGGTCCGGTCGGCGGCATCAGGCACCCTTGAAGGTAGCGGTTAGGTTGGCCGCAAGCATCGTCGCGAGTGTATTGGCCACGGTGAATTCCTCGATCGCGTCGCGGGCGTAGCGCTTCTCGCGGATCGTCACGCTCTTGACCGAGTGCCAGGAACCGTCCGGCGTCTGGAAGACGAGGTATTCAGAATTCTTCGGCTTGATTTCCCCGCCGTACTCATGGATGGCGGCGTAGACCGGGGAGTTCAGCCCCAGCACGAAGCCGGTGCCGCTGGCGGTGGGGACCAGGAAGGACCGCGCCAGGCGGCGGGTGCCGACCGTTTCCTTGAACGCCTCCACGTTCTCGGCGACCTTGCGGCCCAGCGCGAAGGCGCCCTGCAGAACGCTCCGGTAGATGATCGGCCCGACCTCAGCCGACAGGCGCGCGGTCGCGGCCTGAGCGCCGCCGCCGGTGGTGACTACCAGCCCGGTCATATCGCCGTCACCGATGGACGTGAAGCGGCCTCGCCGTCAAGCAGCTCCTCCACGTCTTTGGGCATCGCCAGGGTGGCGATGACTTTGTTGGCCTCTTTCCCGAAGAACGCCTGGTCGCGCTTGTGGATGTTCTGAAGCCACATCAGCACCGCCAGCTTGACGTTCGCCGGCACGGTCGTGTTGTCCGGCCCGTAGCCCCATTTCGCGGTGACCCTCACGAAGGCCCGGGCCTGTAGCTCGGCGCGCACCTGGTGCGGCCAAAGCGTCGACTCAGACTGGACGCTGGCGTTGCTGGCATGGAGACCGAGCAAGCCCCAGCCCCTCCCCTGCGCGGGGAGCCCATCGGGGTTGAAGAAGCGCAGGCGGTTGACCACGGCCTCGCCGAGCGGTTCCGCGATCCACTGGTCGGCCTCAGACTCGACCCAGCTATCGGTGTCGTCGGGGCGCGCTGAGACCTCCACCTTGGTCAGGCCGCGGCAGTCGTCGATGTCCACCCAGCGGTCGGAGGGGTCGAAGTTGAAGAGGCGAGTGGTGGCTTTGTCGTTGGTGTCGGAGTTGATGTACGTGCGGCCGGTGCGCTGCACGATCCGCAGCGACAGACCGTTTATCACCTGCTCGAGCAGCCCCACGGTGGGTTTGTCGTCCTCCTGCTTCTGGAGGTAGATGCGCGCCTCGGCGGTCGTGACCAGCCCTTCGGGCGATTCCGGCGAGGCTTCTAGCTGTTCGACTTCGCTCATTCGGTTTTGCCTTTGGCGCTGGCTTTTTCGACCCGCAGGATGTAGTAGCCGGAGTTCGGGATGCTCTGGCGCGCTTTGCCTTCGGGGCCCAGCACCTCGAATTCCATTTTGTGATCGGCGGCGAAGGCCAGGTCGGCGGGGTTGTCTTCGTCGGCGTCCTCGAACTGGTATTCGACCCGGCCCTCTTTGGGGTCGCCGAGGATTTTCATGGCGGAGGTTTTGACGCGGGCTTCGCCGGGCGCTTCGAGCAGCACGTGGACAGTGCAGCCGGTGAGGTCGACGGGCTCGAACTGCTCTTTGTCTTCGCCGTCAAGGATCGGTTCCCCGGTGTCGGGATCCACGACGAGCTGTTCGAGGATCGCCTTCAGCGGCTCTCGATTGCCGAAGTCGAACTGCTTGATGATGAAATTGGCGTCAGCCATGAGGCACCCGCGCTCGGGTCCGCTGCTTGTCGATGCTGGCGCCGGTCACCGGGTTCGGTCCTACTCTGGCAGCAGTCGCGGTCGCCGCTGCGACCGTGGCGCGGCTTTCCTGACTTGGCAGCACGCCGGCGCGAGTAGAAACAGGCTCGACCACGGCTCGAAAGTCTAGTGCCGCCACCCCCGCTCGCGAGGCGATCTGGAAGACGCGCGCCCGCGTAGGAAGGGTCGGCCGCCAGGCCAGGTTCATCAGCAGTTCGATCTCGTCGTCGCCGACGCCCTGGTCGGCGAAGGCCGCGGCCATGAAGCCAGCCAGCGCGTCAAGGCCCAGCCCGCCGTCCTGAAGCCCCGCAGCCGCTTTCCCGGCTACGGAGTCAGATCCGCGCCCGGCGTCGCTCAGCGCGGCGCCCTGCGCGCCTGTGAGCGCGTCAGTGCCTTTGCCGCTGTCCCCGAACGCGGCCGTGGTGCCCGAGGCGGCTTTGTCGCTGCCCTTGCCGCTGTCGCTCAGCGCGCCGGTGCTGGCCGTGCTGGCTTTGTCGGTCCCTTTGCCTGAGTCGCTGAGCGCCGAGGTCGTGGCGGTGGTCCGGCTGTCGGAGCCTTTCCCGGCGTCGGTCAAGGTAGAGGACGCTGCGGTGGTCTTGGCGTCCGCGCCTTTGCCCGCGTCGCTCAGGGTGGAGGCCGCCGCGCCGCCGAGCCCATCGGCACCTTTGCCGGTGTCGGCGATTTCGATTTTCAGCGCTTTGCCGCCTTCTTCTTTCCCCGCCTTGACGATCAGCGAGACCATCGACGCCTTGTAGAAGGTGCCGCTGGTCCAGATGTCGGTGACGGTGACGCTGGTGCTGGTGGACGACTCTCGGCGCATGGCGAAGACGCCGCCTTCGCTGCCGTAGAAGCGGCCTTCGTGGATCTTCGTCCAGCCCGCCGCCATCGTCGGTTTCGGTGGACCAGGTTCGCCGTCGATCAAGACCCACGACAGCGACACGTCTTCGGCGGTAGGTGTGGCGGCGAGCGTCTGGGTCTCCGCGCCGTCCGCGATGTTGGTCGTGCCGGAGGTGACCGCGCCGGCGACCGGGGTGGTGGTGTCGTAGCCGGTGAAGGCGACCACCGACAGGACGTAGCCCGCGATCACCTGGTCGTTGTCGTCGTCCACCGTGAGCGTCATCGAAGACGGCGAGCTACCTACCGGCGCGGTGAAGACGACGAGCTTCGTACACCACGCGGGCGTCCCCGTTGCGGCCACGCGCGAGGTATAGGTCAGCCCGCCGCCGGAGACCGTAGGGGTGCCGAGGTCACCCGAGAGCCCTTCGCCGATGAAGTTGACGGCGACGACCAGCAGGGAGTTAGCTGGCGGCGTGAACGATGGCGAGACATAGGCAGCTTTGCCGATCGCGCCTTTGCTTTCGTAGAGCCCGATGTCCGTGCGCGCCAGCGCCACGGTGGACTACGCCGCTTCTTGCGTGTATTTCCAGACGATTTCGAGCGTGTCCCCGGCTTCCTTCGTTTTGAGGCCGAAGACGGTGCGGAGGTACAGGGTGCCGCTCGAGCTAGCGGTGAGAACCCCGGCCTCGGTGATTTTGCCGGTGGCTTCCCCCGCCGCCCACGCGGCTTTCATCGTCACCACGTTCCCCGAGCGGGTCTTGGAGGTGAGCGCCTTGCGCGGGCTTAGCTCTTTGCCCAGGGTGGTGTCGGAGGCTTTGGCTTCGACTTCCCCTTCACCGACCGCCATGTATTTCGGCGTGACGATGGCGGGCGAGTCAAGTAGCTGCTCAGCGATCGCCGCCTGACCGGCTTCGGTCAGTTTGTTCGTGACGACCTCGCGGTCCTTGACTCGACCATCGGGACCGCGAAGGATGACCTCCACGATCCCGCGCCCGAGTCCTCCGTCCTTCATCGCTTACCGGCCTCGGGCAGCCCGGCGACCGGCCCAGCCCTTCGGCTGGCGCTCATCGCGCCGCTTGGCCTGAGCCGCAACTTCCTCGCTGCGGCGGGCCTGCTCGCGCTCACGGCGCTCCTTGCGCTCGGCCGGGGTACCGAGTCGATCGTGGACGCGCCTGACGCCCTCGCGTTCGGCTCGGTGTGGCAGCGGAGGCTTCTTCGCCTCTTTCTTCGGCTCCTCCTTGGAGCCGCCACCCCCCCCCGTCGACTTGTTGCGCGGGGGGGAAGTGGCCTTGTTCCGTTTCGGCTTAGTGGCCATGACGGATCAGCTCCTCAGAGTTAGGAGATTGGCGAGGGCGTGATGCCGGTCACCTTCACGAAGGACTTCGGCCGGACGACGATGAAGCCCATCCGCTCCTCCCCTCGGAACGTGGTCAGGTTTTTCTTGAACCCCGGCGAGGAGTCGACGTCGATGCGGAAGGGCGAGCGCCGCAGGACGATCCCGTCCTGGAAGTTCCCCACGATCACATCGGAGGTGTCGTCTTCGTTGATCGGCACGTAGCTGGACCACGTGACCGGAAGACCCGCCATGCGCTCCGGCGCCACATCGGCCGGCGCCCCCGAGGTACCTGAGTTCAGGTTGCCGTAGAGGAAGCCGATGTTGTCCTCGAAGGTGAGGGCAACGTCAGTCCAGACGGCCGGGTTGAGCGACACGTCAGTCGGCTCGACGTGCCCTTCGATCCGCACCTGCTGGGCACCGCGGAAGACCGAGGTGATGATGTTGCGGCCGAGGGTGGCTTTCGCCGTTTCGTCGAGTTTCCGTTTCGGGATCAGGGTGTTCATGTAGAGGCCGAGTGGTTCATCCGTCCCGTCGCCGCTCAGGATGTCGGTCTCCTCCTGAGCGCCGGTGGCGGCACCGAGCTCAGTCGCTACCCAGCCGCGAGCGGCGGGGAAGTCTTCGAGCAGAGGGTTGGGGATGTCGGTGACCGCCGCGATCTGGAAGACGCGCGCCACCTCCAGGTCCCACTCGGGCTCGCTTTCAGGCTTCGGCTCGCCCTCGGCGACGTGGCCGACCGTCAGCCCTTTGGCCCACACCGGGAACTCGACCGAAGGCGAGTTGGTGCGGATCTCCCGGAACAGCGGCACGGTGCGCGCCTGAGCGCGGAGGAAGGGAAGCGCGGGCTGGATGTCGGGGAGGATCAGATCGACTTCTTCCAGCTCGCCGGAGGCCCATGCCTTCTCCCGCTCGGGCCCGGCAAACTTCTCCTCGTACTCGGCGAGCCGCTTGAACGCCTCCGGGTCGCCCTTCTGGGCGAGCTTCATGTCCTTGAAGATGTTCTCGCCGGGGTAGCGGTTCTCCTTCGTGACGAGCGAGACACCGGCGGCCTTGGCGATGCCGGTCGGGCGGCTGCCGATCTTCTTCACTTCGGCAACGACACCTTCCAGCCTCTCTTCCAGCTCCGCCTTGAAGTTCTGGACCTCGGTGGACTCGCGCTTCTGCTCGAGGCCGATCAGGGTGTCGACGTGCTTGGCAAGCTCCTCCTCGCGGCGCTCGACCTCCTCCTTGTCCTCGCCCTTCTTGCCGTGCATTTCACCGAGTCGCTTCACCAGGTCAGCGCGCAGCTTGTCGGCCTTGTCGCCGACCTCTTTCAGTTCTGCCTTCTCGCCCTCGGTCAGCTCCACGTCCTCCAGGTCAAGCTCGGGCGAGCCTCCTTGGATGGCGGGCATGAGCGCGATCTGTACCGACTCGGGCAGCCGCAGCCGGCGGGCGTAGCGGGAGAGCCGACCTTCGCGCATGGCGTAGAGCTTCAGGCGCTTGTAGTGGCGGGTGAACGCAGGTTCAAGCGCCAACCAGACAGCGAGCAGCGCGGCAAAGGCGACGAATGGGATCAGGGCGGTAAGCATCAGGACTGCTCCTCCTCGGTTAGATCAAGTGCCTGGAGAGCGGCCAGGCCACCGCGTGATTCTGCCGCCTCGATTTCCTTGGCGTGGACCGCCGAAGTCGCTGCCTCGCTACGGGGTGTGGCCCCCAGAAGCTCCGCAAGCTGTTCGAGTTGGTCGGAGTCTAGCTCAGCCCGTCGGTCATTCTTGGCGAAGAACCCCTCCGGGCCGAGTAGGTGGATCAACGTCTTGGTGTGTCGGTCCACGCTGGCGATGTGTTGGGCGCCGCGCGAGCCGAGTTCCTTCACCGCAGTCACCGTCGCCAACTCGTTCGCTGGGAAGGTGACCGGGGACCACTCGTAAAGCTCGATGTCTTTGAGCAGCCAGGCTTCGAGGTCGCCGTCGTAGTCCTCCTCCCACACCGAGTAGCCGATGGAGAGGCCGGTGATTACTTCGTCGAGCAGGAGGGGAACCACGGTGCCGGTCACGAGGTCGGTGTTCGTCAGCGCACCGATGACCGACAAGCCGAAGTCGTCTGCTTCAGCGTCCTCCTGCTTGCCGATCGGTTCGTGGGTGCAATGCTGCCACAGCACCTTGACATCGGGTTTCTCCTGAAGGGTCCGGTCGAAAGCGCCGGGCATGATGATGTCGCCGTAGGCATCCCGGTTGCCGAACACGGCGGCGTACCCTTCGACACGCCGCTTGCCGTCCGCGCCGGGCTCCGCCAGCTTCAGGCGACCCATCGGGAACACCGCCTTGAGATCCACGCGGGGTTTCTCGGGAGTCGCCGCCTCGCGTGGCGGAGTAACTGTTGCCGTAGCGCTCATCGTCCCTCCTCGGGATAGTGCCAGCGGATCAGGACGCCGCCACCGTCCGCAGCGCCATCAGCGGCGCCTTCGTCCCGGCCGTGCTGCCGACCGCGACGGTTTTCGGCAGCGGGTAGCCTGCCGCGGCCAGCGTGACCAGCTCGCGCTTGCCCGCCGTTTTGCCGAGCAGGTCCGCAGCCGGCGCGTCGAGGCTGACCAGGTGCAGCACTTTGGCCGCGCCACCCTGCGAGGCGAAGGCGGCGTAGTAGAACTGCCCGGCCTGGACCTTCACCGGCGAGGCGAAGTCGAGCGCCTTGGCGCCAGCGGTTGCAGCCACTTCGGTGCCGCCGTTGGAGCCGAGGCGGGTCAGGCCCGCGTCGTAGATCCCCACGTCCACGGCAACCGAGTCGCCGGGGGTCTGCGTGGTGATGACGCCTTTCGCTTCCCCTCCGGTGAGGCCCGAGCCGACCGTGATTGGGGCGATGTTCTGTTTCGCCAGTTTGCCTTTGAAGGTCACCACGTAGGGAGTGGAGCCCGCTTCGTTGCCCGGCCCGCCGGTGACTTCGACGTCTTCGGCACCGACAGCGGCGAGCGCGACGATGGCGGCCCGCACTTCAACGGCGGAGGCGTTGAAGGCGATGAGCGCGGTTTCCTGACCCAGCACCGTCCATTTGGCGCTGCCGCCGTTGGCTTTGATCGCCACTTTCTGGACCTCGTTGGTCGCGGTGCTGGCGTCGGTCACGTCGAAGCCCATGCCGATCAGGTCGAAGGCGATCGGCGACTGGAAGCGCGCGAGCTGCGCGACACCATCGGCGAGCGCGACCTTTTCCGGCGAAAGGCCGGGGATGCCGGGGACGTAGATGCCACTCTCAGCGGCGACGTGCGCGGGGGCGGTACGGCCAAATCCACTCATCGGTACTCCTCCTATGGTTCGAGCGTTTCCAGCACCGGGAGTCCGATGCGGGTGCAGTTCGGGTGACTGATTGGGTTGGCTTCGTATTCGGCGAGTGTCCAACGGGAACCGTTGGCCAGCCCGCACTCCTCGTCGCTGTCGCCGTCAGCTATGTCGACGTGCGTAATAGAAGCATCCCGCATCAGGGCGGCGCTTGATTGGTTGAAGGTCACGGCGGCCTCGGTGCGGGCGATCCTCTCGCCCTGCCAGGTCTTGTACTCGTCGTAGACGCCGGACACGCCCTTGATCGTGACGCTGCCCTCCTCGCCAGCCACCCCGGAGGTGAAGGTGCCACCCTCGGCGATCTGCCGGTAGGTCAGGCCGTGGCTCAGCCCCTCGCGGACCTGCTCGATCACCTCGTCCTTGACGCGCCCGCTGACGGACCCTATGCCGTCCTTGCGGTTGGCGAGTCCCTTCAGGGTGGTGTCCAGCAAGCCCTCGCTTGGCGTGTGGTCACCGAGCGCTGAGGCGGTTATCTCGAAGGCTTTGTCGGCCAGCGCGGCTTGCATGGCCTCGACGATCTCCCGGAAGTTGTCGTCGGATTCCTTCCAGCCGAACTCCAGCAGCAGCTTCTCTACTTCGTCGGCCTTCTCCTGCGATTCAAGGATCTCCATGATCGCCCTCTCCTGCTCGGCGAAGTGGGAGGTGAGTTCGGTGCGCGCCAGGCCAGCGAACCGCAGCTTGGCCTCGAGCGCGTTGCGTAGCCAGGTCTCGACCACGCCCTTCTCCTCCAGCAGGAAGGGTCGCTCCTTGACAGGCGGCGGGTCGGGGTTGCCGTCTTCGGTCAGTTTGGGGTCGGGGATCGCGCGAAGCAGCTCGCTCATTGGCCGCGATTTGGTCGGCATCCAGTGCTCGTCCATCCCCGGCTCTTTGCTGGGCTCCATGCCAAGGGTCTCCTTGCCTTCGTCCGGCGTACGCAAGCCACCGGCGACCTCTTTCATCACGCGGTCTGAGCGCCAGCCTTCGGCGCGGGCGAGGGCAGGCACCTCGGCGACGTTGAAGCGGAACTCCTCGATGTCGGGGTAGAAGGGGAGGATCGTGGCGTTCGCCCAGGAGGCGAAGAACGCGAGCTTGGGCAGCATCGTGATCTTCCAGAAGATCGGCTCGGCGTTCTCGAAGTTGTTGTAGGTGGCCCGAGTCATGTCGGCGACCAAGACCGGGAACACACCGAAGGCGGCGCATTGCTCCTCGCGGCTGACCCGGCGCCCGTCCGCGTACTCGATGTCGCGCTGGGTCTGGGTGAGCAGGGTGACGTCTGGATCCCCGCCGAACAGCGCTGCGCGGAAGGCGTTGTCGACGCCTTTGAAATCTGCCCACGTTTCCTCGTTCATCTTCTGCTGCTCTTTGTCGACCTTCCCTTTGAAGCCGATGATGAGGTCCGGCCGAGCCGAGTTGCGGAAGAACTTCTGGTCGTAGCGGACGGCGTAATACTCCGAAATGATCGCGTCCTTCGCGGCCCGCATGGGGCTCATGCCGTAGTAGTCGTCGAAGGGGTTTGCGTAGCGGCCGGAGACCACGATCGGCTCGTCGCCCTCACCTCGGGCGGTCGGGTTGGCCGGGTCCACCGCCTGGTACTGAAGGACTTCGATGCCGTTCTCGTTGCGGTCGTAGACGTAGCCAGCCGGGCCGTTCTCGCCGGGCTTGACTTCGACCAGGTGAGCGCGCAGCGGGAACAGTTCGGCGATGCCGCCGGCGAGGGACGGGACCACCTCCCAGTACCAGTCGCCGACAACCTCCGCCTGTTCGATCGACTGCTGGAAGAACAGCAGCGCCGGGTTGGAGGCGCAGGGGCGCCGGAAGAGGTCGAGCATCGGATGGTCGTCGGTCCAGTCTTTCTTCCCGCGCCGCACTTCCATCCCGACCTGCGAGGAGGAGGTGCCGATCAGCTTGACGCAGCGGTTCGCCCATACGCGGTCGCGGTAGGCTTCGACGAACTCTTTCCGCGATTCTGGGGCGTAGCGCTGGCCGTAGGCGCCGGTGGATCCCCAGCCCCGTTCGGTGTCGGCAGCGCGCGCACCCTTGCTGAGGCGGTCGAGAAGGACGGACCTCACGCGACGTTCACCTCCTGAAGCGGTGAGCTCGGCAGGCCGCCGGTGCGAAACAGCGGGTCCACGATGCTCGGGTTGTCTCCGGCGTAGCGGAAGAAGAGGAGGTCGACGCCTTCGCTGGCGAACTGCTCAGCGTCTAGCTGCGTTGTCGGGCCGCTCAGGTAGGCCGTACCTCCCACCGCCTTCACCATCCGAATGAGCTTCGACGACAGGCTGCCACCGGGCGTAGGGTAGTCGCTCTGCCGGAACTCGCGGGTGCCGAGACCGAGGCTGTTGATCGCCCACTCGAGCAACTCAAGGTTGAGGTCGACGAGCGGCTGACCGGCGAATCCCATCTCACCCTCGATGATTTCGAGCGGGTAGCTGTCGTAGAAGGGCGCGGTGTCGTAGCCGTCAATCAGGGCGGCGGTGTGCTGGTTGGCCCAGCCTCCCGCGCCGATGGTCACCTCGCGGATCGGGGTCCGGTGGCTCTCGCGCTCCACCGGCACGGCGAGCCAGGTGCCGTCTGGTAGCTGGTTGCGGTTGACGAAGCCCGGCGTGGTGAAGCGCACATCGTCCAGCCAGATCACCGCGTCGGCCTTCGCCACCTTGGCGAGGACGCTGGTGCCGGCGAGATAGCAGGGCTGGTGAGCGGTGACGATCACAGGCCCGGCCACCTCCGCAGGTAGCCAAGCAGCTCCACCGCCGCGCCGCGCCGCTCAGCCTTTGACGCCATGCTTCCACGTCCTCGTACCGGCCGGTGCGGGGGGAGGTCGCTTCGCCTTGCGTCCGGCCTTCGCTCGCCGCTTGTCCTTCGCCGTAGCCTCACCGGGGGTCCAGGGGATCGGCTTGTACTGCTTGGTCTTGCCGCAAGCGCAGGTCGATCGCGAGGGGTGGTCGAAGTCGATCTGCCATACGTGGGAGTGTGGCTCGGGCGATGGCGCAAGCCTAGCCTGAGTCGTCGCCGTCACCGAACGGCGGCGTGGACTCGCTCCTGCCGCCGAAGCGTCTGCCGGGCGAGCGCTTTTTCCATCGGCGTCGCCATGAGGTCCATTACCTCGATCCTGGCGCGCTCATCGCGAAGCGAGCGCCGCGCCAGCTCGCCGCACCGGCCGCAGAGGTGAACGGGACCGCTGGGCCCCTCGTGGGTCTCCATGCCGAGGTTCGTGCAGCCCTTCACTTCGCACGGTGGAAGACCCGCCGCCTTGGCTTTCGCCGTCGCCCGTTTCCTCTTGGTCGTGGTCGTCTTCTTTCCTCTCGGCATCGCGGATCAGCTCCAGTGTCCGGGGGTCGGCAAGCGCGGGGTATGCCTCGTAGATGTCACGGAGTGATACCGGCATAACCGATCGCCACTCCAATGCCGATGATGAGCGCCGCGACCGCGGCCACCTCAACTCGTAGCCCGGACCCAAGGACTCGTTCGCGCTGAAGGCCAGCCCGCCTCCACTCGTCGCCGAGAACTACGGCGCCCACGATTGCGACTGCGGTACCGAGGCCGAGCAAGATCATCTGCATCCCTTCTTCGTGTGTCCCTTCGTCACGCGAACGGTAGACGAAGCTGCGGTCGGCGTCAGCCGGGAAGGCAGTCCCAGCCTCAGCCGTCCGCACCGACACTCTAGGCGCGTCGGGGGATGGCGTGAGTACGATTCGCCGCGATGCCGGTCTCGCTCCGCGACCACCTAGAGGCGAAGGCTGAGGCCGAAGCCAAGCGCGTCAACCTCCTCTTCGCCCTGGCGGTCGCCGCCGTCGCCTTCGTCTGGGTCGAGATTCAGCGCCGGCTCGGCGTCCTCAACCACGCGCATGAGACCGCGCAGGAGGTGGCGAAGACCACGGTGCGGCAGGACATGTACGACCAGGGCAAGCGCGAGCAGGACGGCCGGATCGAAAAGGTGGAGAAGGAACAGGGCAGCGCCATCGCCACCCGCAACGCGACGATCGCGGTAATCAGCGCCGTGGGCATCGTGGTCACCCTCGTCGTGCTGCTTGCCAACGGCGTGCTTTAGCGGGCCGCTATCAGGGCCAGAGCGGTGACGACCGCCCAGACCCCTAGCGCGGGTATCAAACCCGCTGTCGCTGCCAGCACGGAGCCAGCCAGCCAGCCCAGGAGCAAGCCCAGGGTGTTCGGGTAGAGCTTGATCCGGCCGAGCCGCTTCATACCGGCGGCACCCTGCCCTGGCGGTGTTCCTTCTTCGTCGCCTCGCTCACGTAGATCAGGTCGAAGGCCCACACCGACACGGCGTTGAGCATGTCCTGGCCGTTGTCCCAGTTGCCATGCTCGTCTTCGGTCCAGTTGTCGTCCTTGTGAGCGTGGTCCTTCTTCGCCTCCTCGGCGCTCAGGTAGACGCCCGCCAGGTAGCGTTCGGCGTAGACGCCGCACTCGACCACGTAGAGGATCAAGGCGGCACCTCGTCCAGCAGATCAAGGCGGCACTCCTGGCAGTCGAAGTAGACGCCGTGCTTGCACCGCTTCCCGCCCGGCCTTTCGGGGAGGACGATCGGCTGCGGGTCCATGTACTGCGCGGCGGCGGTGACGACAGCCTGCGTCGGGTGGTAACCAGGGCAGGCAATCACCGGGAACCCGAGGCGAGCGAGCGGGTGGTTCTTGACTTCCCACGCCACCGGCGGGTCGTGGACCGGATGCGTGACCGTCACCGGGTCGACGACCAGCCTGACGGGGATGGTGAAGTTCGACGTGTCGCCCTCGCCCGACCATGAGCCACCGACCGGAGCGCCCATCTGAACCTTCAGCCCAGACGTGTCGAAGTCGTCGTAGCTACTCATCGTCCTCGCCCCATCCGTATGGCGGCTCCCACAGTGGGCCGAGCGGGTTCGTGTGCGGCTCGACTAGCTGGCCGTCCTCGGTGACTTCAAGCCAGCCGCTCATCGTCGCGCCTCGCGCTCAGCCAAACGAGCGCGTCCTTTGGCGTTGATCGTGTATCGAGCGCCGCCGTCCTCCCAGCGCCGGTCGCAGTAGCCGCGCAGCCAGAGCCACCAGAGCGTTAGCTGGTTCCGAGTCGCCCGGACCCAGCCGCTCTCAAAACAGTCGGGACATGTCACGACCTCGCCGAACGTGAGGCTGAGCGGATTGGCGTCGATGCCCATGCGCTCGCCGTCGCAGGTCTCACAGGCACTCATCGCCGACGGCCTGACCGGCGCGGTGGCTGCCGACCAGACGGTCCCCGACCAGGCCATCGCCTCGAGCAGGCGGAGCCAGCGGGACGGCCGCTGGGCGCTCACCCTTTCGGCTCGTACTTGATCGTGAACCAGACCTGCCCTGTCTCGTCGAGGTAGGTGACGACCAACTCGCCCTTGTAGGCGCAGTTGTCGGGGAGCCGATCAAGCCACTCGTCGGCGACCGCTTCAGCCTGCTCGCCGGTGAGCGGGCCGCGCTCGCGTAGGTCTAGTCCTTTGACCGAGCCCTCCTCCAAGGCGACGATCCGCTGGACCAACTCGTCCTTCGTGAAGCGCTCGTAGTGCTCTGCTCTTGTGCTCATGGTGCTTCCTTTCGTGTAGGGATGCTGCCGGGACAGCTTACCTCCCGGTCCCGCTACCTCAGCACCCCGAGCATCACGCCTTCCTGCGACTCGGGGACGAAGCAGAGCAGCACCGAGTCGGCGTGGTCGGGTGAGCGCCCGAGCCGTTTCTTCGTCGCCTCCTTCGGCTCGACCACGCGCCGGCCGGAGCTGTCGAGTTTGTACTTCGGCGCCAGCAGGTCAGCGCCGAGGTCCGCGCCGTCTTCATCCTCCGCACCCTCCGCGTCCTGCTCGGGGTGAAGGTCGATTTCGTCGATCCTCTCCGACACCCGAAACCATGCCTCGCTGCGGGCGTTCGGGTACTGGTCGGGTTCGATGGCCTGTTCGGCACCGTTGAAGGCGGTGACCACGATGCCGTCGCCAACCAGCTTCTCGTCGACCAGCTTCTCCCGCACCTGGTCGGTGACGCCGCCGCCGACTCCGGTGTCGTCCACCACGATCCTCAGCGGCGCCAGCGGTGTCTCGTCCCTGACCTGCTTGGCGAGCTTGACGATCGAGCCGGTGGTCTCGGTGGTGGCGTGGCCGTTCACGACGCTGTTGATCCGCACCCGCATCGCTTCGCGTAGGGACACGACCGTTTTGTCGGAACCGAAGCGCGCCACGTCGCAGCCAATGATGCGCTGATCGTCGGGAGCAACCACTTCGCTCAGGTCGCGGGCCTGCGCGTTCTCCACACCCTTCAGGCTGAACACGGTGTCGTCTGACTCCTCCGAGAAGTCGCCCAGCACCTTGACCGCGTAGGCGGGCGAGTTCTCCCCGTAGCGGCGTTTCTGCGCCTCGACCCACTCTCGGCCGGTCAGGTGGTCAGCTACGGCCGCTGAGACCGCCTCGCCGGTGAACGCGGGCAAGTCCTTGTACGAAATGTGGATCTGGTGGTAGGCGGCGCGGTTGCGATGGAAGGCGTCGTAGAACTCACCGCTGGCCTGCGTCGGGTTGCCGATCATCAGCATCTTCGCCCCGGCCGTGGTCAAGTAGCCCTCGCCGGCGTCGAAGATCGGCTGCTCGATCCCGCTGGCCTCGTCGTAGACGAGCAGGATGTTCTTGGCGTGGTGACCCTGGAACGCCTCGGGGTCCTCTGGCTTCGTGCTGAGCCCAATGGCGTAGCGACCATCGGGCAGCCGTAGTTCGTGCTGAAGGCAGATGCCACCGAGCGGCATCGCGGCCCGGTTGTGGAGCAGGTTGATCTCATGCCACAGCAGCGACTTGACCTGCCGCCAGGTGGGCGCCGTGGTCACCACGCGGGCTTCGGGTTGGCGCAGGAACCAGAGGACGATCGCCGCCGCCACGAACGTCTTGCCGGGACCGTGGCAGGCCCGCACCGCGACACGTGAGTGCTGGCGCACCGCCTCGGCGACCTCGCGCTGCTTGGACCAGAGTTCGCGGCCCAGCACCTTTTCGATGAAGAAGACTGGCTCGAGCCGCTGGCGCTGGATGAACTTCGTGCGCGGTGACCCCGGCCGGAACCCCGTCGCCGGCATCAGGCCGCCTCGGCGGCAGCCTCGTCCATTGCGACTTCGAGGTCGTAGAGCGTCCAGCCCCCGGCACCGGAGTCGCCCGCCTCGCGCACACCCCAGCGATCAGGCCAGCGCCGAGCGAGGAACCACTGGCTCACCTTCGGGTCTTTCTCGGCGTGGGTTTTGAGGTTGCGGACGTGCCATTGCTCAGCCTGCGCCTCGGCTTCTTCTAGAGCGTTCACGAAGTCCACGTAGGGGCGGTCCTTCTCCGGTACGTCTTCGACCTTGACTTGCTCCCCGTCTTCGGTGTGCTCCTGTGCCAGGGCAAGGGCGTCGTCGCCGCGCTCGGCCCAGTTGAAGACGGTCGTGCGGCTGATACCGGCCGCCGCAGCAGCCTCAGCCCTGAAGCCCCCGGAGCGAACCCCGAGGACTACGAGCTGGCCGAAGGTCACCTCGCGCTTGTCGCCGCTCTCGACTTCGACGGTCTTCGTCTGAAGGATGAGCGGGATCTTGCGGGGGGGTTGGCGTTTGCGTTTACCCCCGGCTTTGCCGGTCGTGGTTTTCTTCTTGGCCATCGGTCATCCCTTGTCTCCGAGGAAGGTTCGCACAGCGCGCATCACGACCTGCCCGTTCGCGACACGCTTGTCGGGGTCAACCTCGGCTTCGTCGGTTATCGCTTCGTGGGCTTGCTCCCAGAGGGGCAGGAAGTCGTCGGGCACCCTGACCTGAAGGGTGGTGAAGTCACCATCGGCGGGCGGCTTCTCGTCAAGGCCGCCGGGGTTGTAGCCATCCCAATCGTCGTCGGCGACCGCGAGGATCGAGTTCAACTCGCCGTCTGACCAGCGCAGGCCGACGCCAAGATCCTCCCCGAGGTCGTCCTTCAGTTCACCGAGCAGCGACGACAGCAGGGCGGTGTCGGCTTGGCCTCGGGTCTCGTTGAGGACGATGGTTAGCTTGCGCGCCGTGGTGTCGCTCAGGTCGAGGACGACGCAGGGCACCGCCGGCTTCGGTTTCGCCTCGCCCAGCACCTTCCAGCGATGCTCGCCGTCGATGATCTGGAAGTGGCCTTTTTTGTCCGGGTGCGGCCGGACGGTCACCGGGTCGACGAAGCCGAAGGTGGCGATCGACTCGCGCTCGGCCTGAAGGGTGCGCTCGTCCATCCGGTTCGGGTTCCAGGGGTTCGGGTGGAGCTTGGCGTGCGGGATCTCCCGCGTGTCCAGCTTGCCGATGTCGAGCTTGCCTACGGTCGCCACGTCACACCTCGCTTCTCCCAAAGGGATTCCAGGTCGCGGTTCCAGGTCTTCCACAGTTCCAGCACCTCGCGGCACTTCGCCTCCCGATAGCGCGGCTTGCCCTTGATCTCCGGGTCGCGGATCTCGGTGCCGTTGCGGGTCTGAGCGCGCCCCCAGATGCCGGGGTTCACCCAGGAGAGCGAGTCAACCGACCACCAGGGGTACTTGAAGACGGCCTGCTTGGAGGTGAGGCCGAGGCCGTGCGCCTTCGGCAGTTCCTTCCCGTAGCGGTCGAGCAGGTGAGCGAAGACGCCATCGCAGAACCGCAGCCGCGAGTGCATCGAGGGCCCAGCACCCTGGCGCGGGCTGATGCCGAGCATGTCGCCGGGCGTCAGCCGCTCGAGCAGGGTGTCGAGGAAGGCCGCTGGCTCGTACTGGTGGTAGACCTCCATCACCGGCAGACCTGCCGCCCGCATCACGTCGCCGTTGGCGAGCGACTGTGCCATCCCGTCCTTCGCCTCCTTCTCGGTGGGTCGCCGGCCGCGCTCGCCGGGGATGACGTCGAGCGACACGTGAACCATGTCGGGGTCGGCACCCTCCTCCTGGCGGCGCTGGCGACACCACGCGATGTACTCGCCGAGGTCGATCGCGTCCCCCTTCTGCCACACCGTGAAGGCGCCGGAGTCGGTCACTACGGCGTCGGCCTTGTAGCCCATCGTCTGCTGCCCGGAGGTCGGGTAGGCAAACGACCAGAGGACGTAGGGGTATTCGGTCGCGCGCAGGGCGCGGTAGTAGCCCTCGCTGCTGCTGACGGCGGCGAAGACGCGAGGCATGGCGGTTAGTGCGTGCCGGGGAAGATCGGGCGGGCGAGCTCAGCGTTGGCCCGCCACTCGTAGAAGCTGTCGCGGCGCAGCTCGCAGGCCGGGCATTTGCCGCAGCCGTGTCCCCACTCGTTCTCGGTGCGGTGGTCGCCCTCGTAACAGGTGTGGGAGTCCCGCAGCACCGCGTCGTAGCAGTCCTCGCCGAGGTCGTGGGCAAGCTGCCAGGTTTCCACCTTACTTTTGGTAAGCAAGGGCGCGTCGATGGTGAAGCCCGGATGATCCATGCCGACGCGAAGGCAGACCTCCAAGGCCCTGACGAACTCGCCGCGGCAGTCGGGGTAGCCCGCCCGGTCTTCCTGACAGACGCCGGTGACGAGGGTGGTGAGGTTGCGCGGCAGCCCGTAGGCGGCGGCGAGGCTGAGCAGGACCGCGTTGCGGCCGGGGACGAAGGAGGAGGGTAGGCCGCGCTCGGCGGCGTACGTGTTCCCGGTATCGGTGGCGTCGGCGGCGATGGCGATGTCGGGACTGGTCAACCCGGCGTCGGCCATTTCCGCGAGCGCGGGCACCTTCAGGCAGGTCCACTCCACGCCAGCGCCTTCGGCGATCTCCCTCGCGGCGCGTAGCTCGATCGCGTGGCGCTGGCCGTAGTCGAAGCTGACGGCGCGCACCGGCGCGTACTTGGCGCGGGCGTAGTAGAGGCACGTGGTGCTGTCCTGCCCGCCGCTGAGCGCGACGACCGCGCCGGTCGGGGCTGGGACCATGTTGAGGCCGGTGCGCTGGGCAGCGATCTCCTCGTCGGTCATCGGCTTCTCTTCGAGCGTGGCTGCGGTCATCGTCTACTCCTTCGTGAGGAGGCTTTGCGCCTCGGCGCGAGCCTCGGGCTTCTTCTTCATCGCGCCGCGTACGGCGCTGGTTCGGGTGATGGCGCCGGGCCGCCTGACCCCGCGCATGGCCATGCACAGATGCTCAGCTTCCACGATCACCATGACGCCCTTAGTGGCCAGGTGCTTCTCGAGCGCGTTGGCGATCTCATCGGTCAGTCGCTCTTGGACCTGCAGACGGCGGGCGAAGGCGTCGACCAGGCGCGCGAGCTTGGACAGGCCGACGATCCTCCCCTTCGGGATGTAGGCGATGTGAACGACGCCGTGAAAGGGGAGAAGGTGGTGCTCGCAAAGCGAGTAGAAGTGGATCCCGGACTGCGCCACCATCTCGTCGTGACCGTCTGAGTCGAAGGTCTTCAGCAGCGCACCGATGTCGGTGTCGTAGCCGTCCGTCAACTCGGCGAGCGCCTTGGCGGCGCGCATCGGGGTCTCGCGCAGCCCGTCGCGGTGCCAGGTGTCGGGCTCAGCCGTGGAGAGGATGGTGCGGTAGGCGCGGTCCAGTTCCTCGGCGCGCTGCTGCTCGTCGCTCCAACCGCCCTCGTGGTCAGACACCGCGCGCCGCCCCCCATGCGATTACGTGGAGCTGCGGCAGCACCCTCACATCGGTGAGGCCCGCGCCGGCGACCTTCTCGGCAAGCCAGCGGTAGCGACTGGACACCGCAAGCAGCATGTCGAGGTCAGAGAGGACGGGGTTCTCGTCCTGGTCGAGTTCGCCGTACTGCGGGGTGCAGACCGACAGGTGACGCTCGCCGGTCGGGTAGGTCTGGAAGATCGTGGTCGCCCAGGTGAAGTCGGTGTCGTCGGCGACCACGATCTTCAGTGCCGGGTCTACTCTCTCGGCGAGCGCCTGCGCATAGAACTTGCCGAACTCCTGCTGATGCTGGTCGGTCGCCATCCCCGAGGAGGGAGGCTTGGGGCTGACGGTGAGGCGATCGACGTCAGCGAGCCAGGGCTTCCACTTCGAGCCCTGAGTCTCCACCGCCACCTTGTAGCCGGTGTCGTGGAGCAGGTTGACGAGCCGCCCCAGCTCCAGCAGCGCCGGGTTGCCGCCCGAGAGGATTACCCACTCCGGGTTCCCCTCGAGACCGGTGAGCAGCGAGAGGATGTCGGTCGCGTTCATCCGGGTCGAGTTGGCGCGGACCTCGGCCGGGTCCACCGCGTACATGGAGTCGCACCAGGAGCAGCGGAAGTCGCAGCCACCGAAGCGCACGAAGTGGCAGGGCATTCCCGCCTCCGCACCCTCGCCTTGGATCGTTGGCCCGAAGACCTCGATCACCGGCCAGGTCTGGTTCATGCTTCGATCCGGGCGAAGGTCTTCGGTGTCTCCCGCACCTCGACGGCGACGAGCTTGACGCCGTGCGCCTGGTACAGGTCGGCGGCGGTGTTGAAGATCCAGAGCGCGATGTTCTCCGCCGTGGTCGGCCAGCACTCCTCGCCGATCGACTCGTTGAGGTTCCGATGGTCAAGGCGCGGCTCAAGCGCCTCGGTCCACACCCGATTGAAGATTCCGAAGTCGGCCACCATGCCCTCGTCGGACATGCCGAGCCCTTCCTTGATCGGCCCGGCAGCCTCGAAGGTCACCGCGTAGGTGTGGCCATGCTCGCGAGCGCACTTCCCTTCGTGGTTCGGGAGGTGGTGAGCGGCGTCGAAGCTGAAGGTCTTGCCGATGCGGGCGATCACTGAGGCCGAAGCCTACCGACCCTGAACGACGACGCCCCCGGCGCGAAGCCGAGGGCGAGTCGAGCCGAGTGATCGCCCGGCCGCGCCGAAGCCTACCCGACCGTTTCACGTGAAACGACGAGAACGAGGCCAGGCACGCGCCTAGAAGTGGGTAGCTCGGCCTTGCCAAGGCTCGGCGACGGGCGTAGGTTGACCCTTGCAGCGTTACCTACACATCACCACCGAAGGGGCTTACATGCTGAACATGAGCGGTCACTCAGTCACCTATCGCGGTCCCCACCGCGACGATGAACTCGGCGACGTCGACCACGCTACGGTCGCGATGGTCTGCGTTGGTCAGGACATGGGCGACCTCGCACTCCTCGCCTTCGACCACTCGGGCACGGTCGTCTACCGCGCGCCGGAGATCGAGAGCGTCGTCCTCGCCAATTACGAGGCCGCCGGTCGCACCGTCAACGCGGCGTTCAAGCGCGAGCAGGACGCTCTCGCTGCGGACCCCTCCTGATGGCCGGCGAACATGATGCGGCGTCCGTGGTCGGCTCAATGGCCGGGCTGGGCGGCGACACACCTCCTGAGCAGGTTGACCCGGCGAAGCTGATCGAGCGCTTCTGCGGTGACGAAGCGCGCGGGTTGGCGGCGGACCCCGGCACCACCGAGCGGGCTGATGGCGTCAAAGTCAGCCGGGGGTGGTGCGGCTACAGCGGCAACGGTTCCCACGATCCCATCGAGGCGGGCTTCGACGAAGGCTACGACTTCATGGGCACCCTGCGCGAGCGCGGCTGGAAGGAGGTGTCGGCGAAGGGGGACTGGCCCTACGTGATCTACATGCAATGGCTCGGGCGCCCCGGCGAGTTCGTGCTGGTCGAGTATTGCGAGGCCGACCTGACCGTCTGGGTCTTCCCCGATGCCGAGTCGATGCGGACCCACTACGAAGGGCTGAAGGACTGCCCATAAGGCGAAACGCCGCGCGAGCGGCGTCGAGGATCGGGGTACCCGGCCCACCTCCTGAAGATGCCACCGGGATTACGAAAGGACACACCACCATGAGCGCAACTGCAACCGCCCCGAAAAAGACCGAGCATTCCGATGAGGTCAAGGCCAAGCTCCGCAAGGCTGGGCTGAGCGAAGGCAGCGAAATGAGCGCGGCGAAGCTGAAGGCCGTCGAGGCGCTGCCCGACGACGCCAGTGCCGCGGCCATCACCGCCGCCGTCCACGGCAAGAAGACCGAGGGCAAAGCCCGCAAGGTCAGCGTGAGCTACCCCGACGACGTGCGCGCCGCGTACAAGCGGGCGTTGGAGTTGACCGGCGACCCGGACCACGGCGGCCCGAAGTACCCGCTGACGGTGAAACAGGCCGACGCGATCAAGCGGGCGTTGGCGGCGAAGGGCAAAGCGGTCGGCGAGGCCAACGCCGGTCTCGAGAAGGTGAGCGACGCCACCCTCCGCAAGATGGCGAAGGGCAACGACGCGCCCGCCGACCAGGTGAAAGCGGTGCGGGTCTTCCTCAAAGCGCACAAGGCGCTGAAAGAGGACCGGACGATGTACGGGCGCAAGGGTGCCGCGATCGTCCTCGCCTACCGCGAGGCCGCGTAGGGCTCATGCACAACGACGAGCGCCCGGCCATTGGACCCCTACAAGCCCGGCCGGGCGCTCTCCGAAAGGACTGGCATGAGCACCAGCACTCCCCCGAACCCTAGCGGCAGGCCGCGACGCCGACGCCGCCGACTGCTCGACATCATCGACGACTTCTTCCCCGCCTCACGCTACGAGGTGCATCCACGTGGCGCGCAGGAGATCAACGAAAAACTCCGCCGCGAGCGGAGCCACCGCTACCACTGAAGGAGAACGATCAGCATGAAGAACAAGACCGGCCTGGCGGCGCTCGTCGTCGCCACCCTGGCCCTACTCAGCAGCCTCGCCGGGTTCGCCCCGGCCGCAGGCTTCATCATCACCAGCAGCCAGCAGATCAAGCCGGGGGTGATCCTCACCACCGACATCCACAAGAACGCCGTGACGGCTGGCGACATCCGGGCGAGCGCCGTCCACAGCAGCGACATCCAAGAAAGCGCCGTGACCAGCGGCGACATAGGCGCCGGCCAGGTCGAGCCGCAGGACGTGACCGCGCCGCCACCCGCGCAGATCACCGAGCCGGGCGGCGGCGAGTTGGTCGGCAACACGTTCGAGCCGGTCGACACGGCTGGCCTCTACAACAAGGAAGATCCGACATCGGTTCTCGCGGTCGATTGGACCGGCACCGCCGGGACCGGCTTCAGCCCATGCGTCTTCCAACTGCGGGTCAACGGCCAGCCGCCCGCCGGTGGCGGCGGCGAAGCGTTCGTCGCCAACGGCTCGACCATCGGCGTCAGCGACTCCGCCCTGTTCTCCGGTGTGCAGGAGGGACTGGTCACGGTCGAAGTCTGGGCGAAGGCGACGATCAGCTCGAACATCGAGTACCCCTGCACGGTCGGTCCTCCCGACACGACACCGCAGACGTTCGCGGTGAGCGAGCAGGTCGTCTAGCTCCCCCACGAAGCCGTACACGCCGGGGGTCGGGATGGTTTCCGACCCCCGGCTTTTTTACGTAAATTGCAGGCTTTCTCAGGGGTACACAGGGGTCTGACCGGAAGGTCTAGTAGGTTCCCCGTCACCTACACAGGCTGCGTAAGTCGTTGCCTGGTCACCTACCCACCGAAAGGCTCTGCATGGCTCAACCCGACGACAAAGCGGTTCCACGTACGGCGTCCATTCGCGTCTGCATCGAAGTCGATGAGGGCGCGGTCACCCACGGTCGCGTCGACACCACCGAAGCCCACCACTTCCCCGGTGCCCACCCCGAGGCTGAGTTGCTGAGCGGTGTCGAGGCACTGACACGCGAGGCGATCAACAAGGTCCACGGCCAGGTCACGGCGCGCGAGACCATAGGGGTGTCGTCGTGAGTACCGCGACCGCTGAGCGACGCCCGGACTTCGACTTGGAGCTGCGGCAGCGGGCCCTCGCCACCTACCGCGAGACCCACTCCTACCGCCGCGCCGGCGAGGCGATGGGGCTGTCGCACAAGCGCGTCCACATCCTCGTCCGGGAGGCGTTGCGGTTGGAGATGGACGCGGCTCTTACCCCCCCCCCCGAGGTAGGGCATGAGCATCCGGCGAGTGGCGAAGTGGCCGACCTGTAGGAAATGCGGGTCGGACCTCAACACCCGAAGCGAAACCAAAGTGCGCGGCGACGGCGTGAAGGTCGACGTCTACCGCTGCCGCTGTGGATCCTCGCGGCGCGTTCCGCGCCGCTCCTACTGACGAAGGGAACACCATGAGCGATGAGCAACGAGAGCCGGAGGAAGTGGACGCTGAGGTCGTCAGCGAGGGCGACGAGGAGCCAGCGCCAGTACCGGCAGTAGCGGCGGAGCCCCCCCCCTCGGCAAGTACCGCGTTGGAGGTGCGCCCGGCCTCCGACCAGGTGCTGATGCCGCTGGACTCCGGCCAGGTGGTCGAAGGGATGAAGGCGTACCAGCAGCTTCTTCATGACCTGCTCGACCCGAGCGACTGGCAGGGCACCGGCTCCGACAAATTCCTGAAGAAGTCAGGTTGGCGGAAGATTTCCCGCGCCTTCAACCTGTCTCTTACGAAGATCAGCCTCACCGTCGAGCGCGACACCGAGGGCAACCCGATCAGGGCGGAGGCTGTTTTCCGGGCGCTGGCGCCCAACGGCCAGGTACAGGACGGCGACGGCTACTGCTCGATCGACGAGCCGCGCTTCGCCAGTCAGAAAGGTCGCCAGAAGATCGAGAACGACCTGCGCGCGACCGCCACCACCCGAGCCAAGAACCGCGCGATCTCCGACCTCGTTGGCATGGGCGAGGTCAGCGCCGAGGAGGTGGACGCTCGAGGAAACGCAGGCCCAGACTGGCAGGCCGCGGACCAGAAACAGGCGTCGCAACTGAGCAACGCCCTGATCTGGCTATTCGACGGTGACACCGGCGAGGCTGAAAAGGCGTGGAAGCTGTTGCAGACGCAGCTAGGCGGCACCATGTACGGCCCGGTGGCTGACGGGGTGACCGCCGTGCTGGCAGCGTCCAAGCGCTTGATCGAGGCGAAGGAAAAGGCCGCCGAGGACAAGCCGCCGCCCGGCGCCCCACCCGAGACCCCCGAACCTTCCTGACCAAACCCACGACACCCGAAGGAGGTAGTACCGAAGTGACGACCACCGACGCAGGATCCAAAGGCAGCACGCTGAAGAAAGCCCCCGAGCTGACCGCCGACCAAGTTGCGGTGCGCCAGCTTGTGACCGTTGTGCCGGAGCCGCGCACCGCCGACGAACTGGTCGCGCGCTACGCCGGGCTGGCCACCGAACATATGTGGCCTGAGCAGTCGCAGCAGTCGGTGCGCGACCGCCTCGACGAGTTGATCGAGCTCGGCGTGCTGAAGGAGGGCGAGGCGGCACCCGACAAAAGCCCGACCATCGTTACCGCCTGATGGTCAGGGTCGGGAGGCAGACCGACCCGGCGAGACAGGAGGCGCGGCCAGTGAGCGCGCCTCCTGTCGGGCTGGCGGGGTTGGCCAGGTGCCTTGGCTAACTGGCCACCCGAAGGCTGGAAGGGCAAGCTCTTGACGGGCGCTAGCCCCCTGCAAGTCCTCCCCGACCTGGCCGTCGCGGTTGGGCTCAATGAGTCGCTGATGCTTCAGCAGCTCCACTACTGGACCTGCAACAGCGGCAGCGACGAGGGCTGGATCACGAAGACGATCGCCGACCTCAGCGAGAGCTTCCCCTTCTTGCACCGCGACACGATCAAGCGAACCGCCGGCAGGCTGCGCGAGCTTGAGCTAGTCGAGGTCACGCAGCTCCACGGCCGGACCAACTCCTACCGCCTTCGCTACGACACCCTCGAAGGGATCGCAGGAGGGCAATTTGCACCCATGCTAGGAGGGCAGAATGCACCGCCCAAGAGTGCAGGATGCACCACCGATGAGGGCAAATTGCACCCAAGCACTAATAAGGAGAAAAGAAAACGTAAGAGAACTACTAAACCCGGACGCGCCGCGTCGCGGGGTGGAGAGGGTCCGCTGAGCCGTCTGCTGGCTGACGAACTGCAACGGCTCCACCCCAACGGAAAGCGGCCGACTGTCGGCAAAGCGTGGGCCGACGCTGAAGACCGGCTCCAACGGATCGACGGCGCCCCGGCGGAGCAGATCGAGTTCGTCATCCGGTGGTGCATGGCAGACGGCTTCAATCAGGACGTGGTGCGCTCGATGCCCAAGCTGCGCGACCGCTACGACGAACTGGTTACCCGCGCGATGAAGGAAGCGCCGAGCGCATCGAAGCCGGGCGGCGGGTCGACCGCCGGGCGGTCTGAAGATCGCATCCGTGCCCTTGAGCAAATGAAGCAGCGCGTCCTCGCCGAAGAAGCAAAACGAAAGGAAGCACCATGAGCCCAGCCGAGAGCGATTGGATCGAAGTCGTCCAGCTAATGACGGCCCTCTGGCCGCACTCCGAGATAACCGAGGTGACGACCAAAGCCTGGTACGAGGCGGTGAGCGACCTGCCCAAAGATCAACTGATCGTCGCCGTCACAGCGATGGCCCGCGAGGGCCGGGAGTTTGCACCGACCGGCGGGATGATCCGCCAGCGGGTCTTGCAGCTCCGCGAGGACGCCCCACAGTGGGGCATGGTGTGGCGCTGGCTACGCAAGGCCCAGATGAAAGCGCCAGCCCTGGCCAGCGACCCCGACCTCCGCGAGGAGTACCTGTGCGTCAACGGACACGTGCTCGCCGCCGAATTCATGGCGTCGATCGGCTGGCCGCCACCGGAGGAGTGGACCGACGACAACTTGGAGTCGCGGCTGCGGCGCAAGTACGAGGAATGGTGCCGCGACCGCAACGAGGGCAAAACCCTCGCCGGCCTGCCCGCCGCTGGGCTCGCCCGGCTCGAGCGCGGGACCGGCAGCGGCCTCGGCAAATTGAAAGCGCTCCCCACGCTGAGCGAGCTACGCAACTCTTGACCGACAACGCAACACGAAAGGACACCATGAGCGACGAGACCAAGCACCCCGCGCATCGCTTCCCGCCCGAGGGCACCGAGGACCGCAGCATCACCGACAGGTTCGAGGCGGCTGAGGCCGACTTGATCCGGGCGATGGAGCTGGCCGGCGAGAAGTTCCCCCTGACCCAGAAGATCGGCGAAGAGCTCTACGAGCTTGGCAAGATCCGCGGCCTGCTCCGAGGATGCTGGACCGATGAGGCTCAGGATCTTCGGGCGGCCCAGGCGCAAGCGCTTCGCATCCGGGCGGTGCTGGGTGAGGCTGGGCGGCGGTCGATGCACGAGGCGATCGACAACGCCCTGCCCGCGCTTCGCGACATCATCGAGGAACTGAGCGACCGCCCGGTCCTCCACAAGATGCTGATTGGCGTAACCGCCGACCTCTCCGAGTCACGTACCACGCTCCAAGCGCGGTTTGAGATTCGCGAGGTCAGCGATTTGATCGAGCCGGAGCCTGCGCCGGAGGACGAGCCGGAGATTGGCGACCGCGCTGAGCGTCTACGTGAAGTCGAGGCTCGGGTCGCACAGCTTGCGAGAGCGAGCGGCCTGCCGCCGTCGAACTCGCTGCTCATGGAACTGGCCCGCGACCGCACCGCGCTACTGGGCATCGCCGACGAGCTAGACAACGCCTGACCTTCACCCCCTACGCAATCCCTACCTACGAAGTGAGAGGAAAACATGAGCGCAACAAAGACCGCTCCGTCGATCGCGCCGCCCATACCGGCGACGATCACGGAGGGGACCCCGGCCAAGCCCGACAAGGAACGCCGGGAGTGCCACACAATCCAGAACGACACCCATTTCGTTTGCGGGATGAAGCGATGGGATAGCGGCGGGTCTGCCGGTGGCGGTGGCAGTTCAGGAGTCCACAGCCGCGCCGAGTGCATCGCCCAGAACCACCTCCACTGTCAGTCGTGCTTGGCGATGGAGGATCTAGGGCTTGACGGGAGGCGGTGCTAATGGCGAAGACCGTGACAATCAACGCCGCCGAACGCCGGACCCTCTGGCTCGCGGCGACCTTCGCCGGTGAGCGACCTGCCGAAGCACTCCGGTCACTGTTCGCCGGGATGCACCCCTGCCCGGCAAACGATCAGCGCTCGGAAGTACCTGACCGGCAGGACGTGACGCGCAAGACCGAGGAACTGGCCGAACACGTCGCGTTCTTCGACGCGCTCGACTGGCATCTGCATACGCGGACGCTGGAGTTCCAGTTGACCGAGGCGATGGTGCCCTACCTCCTGCGCCTGCTCAAGAGCCAGCGCGACCAGATGGGCGGCGACTACTCGGGCATCTTGGTCCGGTACATCGAGGACGGCCGACTTGCCGACATCGACTGGCTGCCCGAGGGCAACCGCAGTCGGCAAGTCGAGGACGAGCTGTTGGAAGTCAGCAGCGTCCTGTGGTCGATCGTCGACCAGTTCGGTGTGAAAGCACCGCTCACGCTGGCGCTGCAAGAAGGGAGAGGCTGATGGCGATTGTCTGCGACTACTGCGGGGATGCCCCCGAGGACGACAGCAAACTGATCTCCGTCGCCTTCAAGCACAACCAGGAAATCGCGCTCAAGGGCGCCACCGCAAGCGAGTGGTACTTCTATTGCGAAGGCGAGTGCGAAGAGGCGGTTAGGGCCATGCTCGACAACCTCCGGCTGTTCGCCATGCACGGCGAGGGGTCGGGGCTGATGTGGGCGCTGACCGAGCAGCCGAAGGCGCCGAAGCCGGAGAAGTTGAAGCCGGCTGGGAAGCCGCCGAGCGCAGGTGGCCCGAAGATCGTCGAGAAGGAAGGTGAGGTCGCTGAGCCCGGCGACCGTGACTACTACGACGACCTCGCGGATTACCTCGGCGACGGCCCGCCGTCCGTGTCTGCCTTCCGCGAGCGGAAGGAAAACGGAAGCCCGATCGCCGATGCCATCACACACAAGGCGAGCCAGTCGGCCCTCCACAAGGCCGACATCGTGACGATCGAGGATTGCGCGAAGTTCTCGGAAGTCGAGTTCATGGGTATCCCCGGCGTCGGTGCCAAGATCATCGAACGAGTACGCGCCGCCATGCTGCTCAACAACCTGGAGTTCAAGCCGGGCCCAACGAAGCAGCAGCTAGGAGGCGTCCTGCGGGAGCTGCGCCGCGAGTTCGGGGTGAACGACACGTTGTCGCTCACGCGCACCATCGCCCGCAAGCTCGATGTGCCCGAGAAAATGTGGGGTCGTTACAACAAGACGGGCACCGATGAAAAGGAGGCGCACGATACCCGCGCCTTCAAGGAAATCGAGGGCGGCATCGGCGATGCTGAGGCAGCCCGCAAGGCACCGCAGCCCGGCCTGCTTGCCGCGCTCGCCGACTACTACGAGTTCGGCAGCGTGGACGCCCTGCTCGAGCGGGCATCCGAGTTCAACGACCTGTCCTCCTGAGCGAGCCGCTGCCGCTACGCCTGCCCGATCCCGGTGTCAGCCCCCGGATTGGGTAAGGCGTAGCGGCAGGCGAGCGCTCAGCGCGCCGGTGCCCTACCCGTCAGCTTGGCTCGCGTCTGAGAACGCGCGCTTGGCGGCGTCGATGCCTTCGCGGGCGCTGGCAGCGCTCTCATAGCCCTCAGAGGCCATGACGATCTTGCCGTTGCCCGATTTCAAGTTGAAGTACCACTGGTCGTCCTTGCCTTTGAAGGGCTCGGAGAAGTGGCCGCTTTCGGCGTTGCTCATCGTGGCTTCCTCCCGGTTAGGTGGCGCACCTGGCTCTGCTTGACGCCGGGCGCCGGTGGTGCCACCGCCGCCACGCCGCCGGTGGTCAGGCCGGTGAGGCTGACGATCAGCGCGGTTTTGTCGCCGGTGATGAGCCAGAGCAGGGCGCCGGCGAGGACGGCGATGATCGTAGGGACGTAGACCTTCGGAGAGATATTCACTTCTTGTCCTTTCGGTGGGCGCGGGTGTGGGTCTTGACGACGCGCACCTTGCGGCGCTTGCGTCCATCGTGCAGCATCAGCCACTTCTCAGAGCGGCGGCGGTTCAGCAGCCCCTCCACCACGACACCGCCAGCGTGGGACCAGTCTTCCCACTCGCGGCCGACGCGCTTCCAGTCGCCCCGACGCATCGGGTTCATGATGTCGGGGTCGTCGAGGATGCCCGACCCGCAGTTGAAGACGCCGGACATGAGGGCGATCCGTTGCCGGACGCTCAGCTTGATCCCTCGGGTCTTTTCGGCGACGGTGCGGGCAGCACCGCGGAGATCGTGCGCCAGCACCTTCAGCGCGTAGGCGCGCGACCACACCGTTCCGGTTCGGGGGACCGGCTCCCCGGCGTATTTGGTGTGGCCGTAGCCCTGCGTCAGCACATCCGGCGAGGCCAGTGTGTCGAGGTAGGCGGTCCCCAGGAAGCCCTCCCACTTGGCGACGAAGCGCGCGGCCCAGAGGAGCGACCAGCGGTGCTTCATCCGATGAGCTCGATCCCTACGTGGATGTGGTCGCCGTGGTCGATGCCGGCGCCCCAGAGGATTTGAATGCGAAAGCGGTGCCCGGCGATCGTCACCTCGAAGGTGGCGTAGCTGTTCGGCTGCCAGGTGTGCCAGCCGAAGGCCGCGGCCAGGGCGCGGGCGCCAGCTTCACCGGCGAAGGTCGGGAAGTCGCGGGCGAAGGTTTCGATCCGCGTGGTCAGGTGGTCGCTCGTCGATGATCCGCCGATTTCAGCGTTGTGCTGCGGGGTCCGCTTGCCCGATCCCTTGGCGAGGCCGAAGCGCTCAGCCAGGAACGGCGCGACGAACTGCCCCATGATGTCCGCGCCTCCGCCCCAGTGCGGTCGGCCCAGCGCGACACTCTTCAGCCGGATCGAATCGAGCGTCCCACCGTGGCGCTTGATCGCCCGCTTCGTCTTGGAGATCGCCTTGCGGAGGAAGCGCATGGCGCGGCCGTTGCGGGCCGCTGCCTTCTTGTAACCGATGTCGCCGGTCTTCTTGAAGCGGCGAACCTGCCGCTTACGCCGCAGCGCTCGGTCGCCGTACTTCTCGCGGAGGTCGTGGAGGTGGTCGCCCAGACTCATCGTTTGGAAAGGCTACTCGCCCTTGCGGTCGTGGAGCCGGATCGGGGTGATCTTGATTTCGGCCGGGTCTGCGCCGGTCAGGGTGGCAATCTTCAGCGCCAGTTCTCGGCAGCGCGGCGGCCGTTCCTGAGCTTCGGCGTAGCGGAGAAAGCGGAAGTAGGCGGCGCGCTGAAGCGGTTCCAGTTCATCGGGCGGCGGCGAGTTCTGCAGGCTGACCCGGACCAGGGAGGCGACGCCGTTGCCAACTGAGTCGATGCGCTGACAGAGGAACGTGTTGATTGAGGCCGACGCACCGATGCGGTCCAGCCGCTCGGCGTCCTGCTGGTTGAAGGCGCGGTCGATCTGCCAGGCCGTGAATCCCGCCGCGAGCAAGAACACCACGCCAGCGGCGACCATCGCCTGAAGCCCGCGCCGGACGCGGCGCTCGGTTCGAGCCGCGCGAGCTTCGGTGTCGGCCAAGCGCTGCTCCGGTGTGCGCTTGTCGCTCACGGCAGCCCTCCTTGCATGTCGATTGCCTGAAGGAACAGCGTGACAGTCACCGCCGCCGCGATGTAAAGCGCGACGATCGCGTGCCGGTGCCGATAGAGCCAGGCCCTCATCGCCTCTCTCCGGTTCCCGGTCGCAGGTCGTTCAAAGCGCCGGTGAGGATGTCGAGCCCGAGCAGACCCCCGATGATGCCGTAGATGCCGAGCGGCAGGTTGACGTGCAAGGTCGCCTCGAGAATGAAGGACGACAGAAACGCCGCCACCCCCAGGATTCGCCGCGTCTTCTTCCACCCGTCGCCACTCCACACTTGGCACCCAGCCTAGTCGGTGACGCCGACGAGAGCGACACCCATGCGCTCCATCAGCGCTTCGACTTTGTGCGGGGTGGCGTCGAGGTTGCAGGAGCAGGCCCGCGAGTCGTGGTCGTAGGAGGTCTCGATGATCCGCCGCTCGATCTTGTCGCCGTCGACCACGGTGGCCGAGTCGCCGGCGCGCATGAACCAGGATGGGTAGAGGACGCCGTGTTCGTCTTCGACGGTCCCCGCCACCACCACCGAGCCGCGCGAGTTGGCGCTGGTCAGTTTGTCGCGCAACCAGACGTTCCCAACCTGCGTCGCGCCGAAGTCGTCGGTGACGAAGCCAAGCTGAAGTTCCGCCCACTTGCGGGCAATGCCCGCTTCGTTGACCGGGTTGGTCGGCGACGTGTCTTCGAGCAGAGCGCTGGTGGAGTCGGCAGCCGTGCAGCCCAGCGGCGCCACGGTGCGCGTGACGCCACCGGCGTCCGTGTAGCTGACGACGACCCCGTTGATCGCCGCCTCCGCCTGCGGCCCGAGGAGGTCGACGCCGTGACCGCGTGAGCGCCGGATCTTCCACCGCTTGCGGTAGCTCGAGGTGGGCCGCCAGAAGAAGCGTTTGCCCTCCTCCACTCCCCAAGAGCGCTGGTGGTAGGCGTTGGCTGCCAGCACCGCGTCTGAGCCCTTGATCGGGTCGCGAAAGACCAGATGCGGGCAGATGTAATCGGAGGGCTCGATCGAGCCGCCTTCGCCGGTGGTGAAGCGCAGGCCAGGCGCGCAGCGCCCAACGATGTTGGCCAGCACATCGCTGATGTAAAGCCCTCGGTTCGGCACGGTGCCACGGATCGGTAGGCCGTGGTTGCCGAACCAGGCCAGCTTCCTCATCGTCGCCTTGTACTGGACGCCCGCGCTGCCGCCCGCACCGGAGAAGCGCCACTCGAAGTCCATCACCCGGCCAGGGGTGCCGGTGAGAGTGGCTGGCCCGTTGGTCGCCGCGCCGAGCGCCAGGTCAGCCCAGAGCGCGAAGCCAGCGGGCGAGTCGTCCTGAGCGGTGCCGACGTTCATTTCAAAGTTGACGTCGAGCCAGGAGAAGAAGGCTTCGTAGTCGAGGTAGGCGATCTTGTTGCCGGGCCCCGCGTCGTACTGGCAGGCGGCAGTCGGCCGGGGCGGGTTGGGCAGCACGCCGTCCAGTTCGAGCGCGATCCCCGGCAGGGCGTTGGCGGCGTCGGGCGCCACGTTGAAGCCCCGGTAGGCAAGTCCACCTCCCCACGACAAGCGCCAGGAGGAGGAGAGGTCGGTGAATTCGCCGAGGTCGCGGCCTACGTACACCTCGCGGAAGCTCGGGTCGTCATCGAGCGCGGCGACGTGGCCGACCGCTGCCGGGTTGATCGAGTAGTCGTCGGCGTGGTGGCGCGGGATTTCCTGCAAGCGCCCCTCCCAGGCGGTGCGCCGGCCAGCGCCGTGGATCCGCACGTCGCGCAGCAGCTTCAGGTCGGGGAAGTCCCGGTCGATGCGGCGGCTCAGCGCCAGGTTGGCGTCTTTGAAACCGCCGGGGTCTGAGGTCGTGAAGGAGAGGCCGCGAGGTATGTCGCCCTCGTCTGAAGCGTCAGGTCCCCACCGGGCGATTACGGTGTCGTTGGCATCGAGGAGGGAGATCGCCAGCCGCGTCGGTGGCTCGTAGGGAGCGGGCAGGACCACGCCGGTCAGCGTCGCCGCTTCACCGAGCAGGGTGCCGGTGGAGAAGTTCGTCAGCGTCGGGTTGGACCCGTTGCCGTCGATCCCCGAGTAGCCCGCCGTGAAGGAGAGGTCTTTCGCTTCAGCGCCAACCTGCGCCCAACCCGCCGCGCTGGTTTCCTTCCGCCACATCGTGAGCTTGCCTTCGATCACCGCCAGCGCGAAGGCGCCGGTGGCGTTGATCGTGACCGCTGCGCTTTCGGCCAGGAGGACCGGAGTGCCTTCGACCCAGCGCCGGAGCTGGAAGATGTACTGGTTCGGTTCGGCTTCCCCGGAGGTCGCCTGGACGAGGCGAAGCTGGTAGCCGTTGGCGTTGGCTCCGCTCGGGGTGGCGTAGAGCCACGCGCCGAAGCAGCGCGGTTCGCCCGCCGTGTTGATGAGCCCGTATTTCGTCGGGATGGTGACGAGGACGAAGGCGTTGCCGCCGCTTAGCGCCACCGCTTTGTAGTAGGTGCCGCCACGGCTTTCGGTCGGTTCGTATTTGCTGTAACCGGGGGGGTGCCAGCCGGTGGCGTTGAAGGTGCCGCGGCCCGAAGCCCAGCCGAGTTTCGGCCAGGCTTCTTCGCCGGGCGAGCCAGTCAGGGCGTCGGTGACCGCCGCCCCGGCGAGCTGTTCGGGGATGCTGGCCACTTAGCCCTCTTCGGGCGCAGGGTCAGGCGGCGGGTCCGGCTCGGGGGTCGGTGCGGGGAAGGTCTCCGGCGCCTGCTCCTCTTCCTCGGGGATCTCGCCGATGGTCGGCTCCATGCCAACCCGGCGTTCCACCTTGCCCGACACCGACAGCGCGACGTAATCGCCAGCGCCCTCGAGCGCGCCCTCCATGATCGCGTCGTCGGCTTCCTCCGCTGACTTGCCGCGGATCACCGCCAGCGGCGAGCTCAGGTCGAGGTCGTCAGGTCCGGTGCGCTTGAAGATCAGGTAGGTCGGCATTCG